CCCAGAGCGTGGACGATGTAGCAAATAATGGTACACATCGTCTCTGCCCAGTTTATTACTAAACTGGAATAGGCTACGCTAATTAAAGTTGTGATCATAAAAACCGGACTAAACCGGGAAAATTCTGATCAACAAAATTAAATTCGGCATAGTCCAGGACTATAAGTCCCCCTATCGACCACAGATAGGTATAGTGATTAAAGTACTAGCTCACTATTTAAAAGCTATATTTTTATTCAGATTTTATTCTGACCAACTACGCAGAAGGAGGGTTCTGCTCGTAGTATATTGGAGGCAATCCAGTGAAGAATAATGGCGTAAAATCTTCAGCTGCCGCAGTATAGATGTCATAAGTAGAATTTGTGGTTCCTTTATGAAAAATCTGAAAGCGCCAACCTGGTGTTGTTATACCTGCGTCCGGCAACACAATTGAAGTCAAGTCAATATGTTTACCTGGTATAAAACGCTGATTCGAATAAAAAGGAACTTCGAATTCAGAAGCTGGATTAATGTCGGATGTAATACGGTGAGAACCTAGCGGGCCTGGAAGTGTCTGCCTCGTGTAGGGTCCTATACGTTTATTAAATCCTATCACAGCTGCTCGCGCAGCGCGTGAAACGGTGACATAGACGTCCGCATTAAAAATGCCGAGATAATATAGAGCTTCTGTAAGGAAGGTATTTCTCTCAACTTGAATAATGGAAGGAGCGTCTACATCTCTATCACCGCGTGGAACGATTTTATATCGCATTCCACCTCGTATACCACTGTGAGCCATTGCAATCCAATGAAACATTACTGTTCCACAGTAATTATATGGGTCATTTGTGGTTGCAGCATTTCGAAAATGCACTGCATTAAATACGTTCCCTCGGTAGAAAGGATATATACATCTAGTACCTGCCAAAATCTTGTATCCTGTCTCTGTCAAGCCGAGTACTTCGTGAAGTACGTAGCGCTTGAGCATGGTGCGAAAAGATTTGATCGTTTCACCAAAGAAAACCGAAGTTACGTTGGTTAATGGATCATAGGTAGGTCCTAGGTCTGAAGATTGTTCCTGAAATGGAGCATCCATCTCGTCTTCTAAAACTTCGTCTCCTGATTGGGGTAACAAAATCTCTTGAAGATCTCCAGATTGAGGTTTTAAAACGTATCGCATGTATTCGTCTGATGGGACTGCGACTTGGAAGTCGTCTCCCGCAGATATATATACGTTAACCTCGATATCGTTGTTAGCGACATCGTTGGGCACGGTGAGTTCATTGACAATGTATACGGCAAGTACACCATTTCCCTCTGATTTGGAGGTGAATGCTGTAGTACTGTACATGTTAGTCACACTGTCTTGCCCCGGAACTTGATGTTCCAAGTAAGTTAGTTCCTGACCATTCGCTATGGAGATTGTGAAATCAGACTTGTCCGATATATCAATAATTTCAACATAGTTAGTGTTATATTCATTCGTAGAAATGAAATTTGGGTCGTAAACAACTTTAAGGCGTCCTCGATGAAATGAGGAGCACACAACTTGGAATCGGTAGTTCAACGTTCCCGTCCAGTACTTAAAAGGTAAAGCAGCCATGGCTGTCGCAGGTAAATACAAGGCACTGGACAAGGTTGCATCAGCCCAGGCACACGGGTCGATCCTTGTGTTCCATAATAAAACCTCTGGATTCAAACCTGTTTGCCATTCGAACTTGGTTAGAAAACTCTCTCGTTGGGCTATAGACAAAATGTCAAGCGGATCTGCCGAATTAATACCAGAAATAGTGGGATCAATTGTCAGTTCTTGCTTATCATCGACTGTGAGCTTGGCTGCTCCGTCTGGAACGGTTGTGGTTGCTAAACTAGACACAAAAGATGGTTTGTACGGCGTGGGGTCGGCAGTGACCGGTGGGCGCGAATAACCAAGCATTTTTGCCATGCTAGCAGTCATGGAGGCCATCTTGGATGTGGCTATAGCATAAGGAGCAATGCTGGGTATGGTGGACAATGCATTAGCAACATTAGCTATGCGGGTGGCGGGTCCAGACACTACTCCTTCTCTATTAGCCTCATCGATTTCTCCAGACTGAGGACTCAATGTGGCAGGATCCACTGACGTAAGAACAGAGAGATGTACATCTTCTGCCCAAGCAAACACACTAATGGTAGTCTGGTCAATGGCATTGTTCGCATGTTTCAATTCATTGATAATACGAATAATAACCTGTCCCATCGTTTCCCAATCTTCGTTAGGGATATTCAAATAATTCAAATGCCAAAAGAATGGCAAAGTCATTTCTCCTCCCGTAGAAGTTGTCGGGTTCAGAAAGATTTTGGGCATTTGGGATAGCGACGTAATATTTGCTGGTTCAGTCGATGAAATGTTTGTCACTTGATCGAAATCGTACAGCGGATGATACGAAGCCATAGCCCGTCCATATAGGAAAGAGTTCCCGTTGATAAGGAACTTCAGTCGAAGTTTGCAACGCAACAAATTATAATTGGCTATGCGATTCTTCACTCTCGGATTGTTAAAATAGAGAGCCCATGGATTAAATCTTCCGTAAGCTGTGGTGGTGGTAGTCCAATCCACAGTGGCGATCTTAATCGGCCGCGAGAAAAAGTTCTGAAGAGTTGCATCATCAGAATCTTGGAATTTCCTCGTGGCGTCAATTGTGCCGCCAACGTCAACGGCATGATCAGTAGTTTGATCACTAAATTTGACGTTTTGGTACTCGGCGTCCCCCATACTCATAATGCTTTGGCTGGCATTACCAGATTGTGGGTGCAGAACAGTACGCTCATTCTGCATGTGTAACTCCGAAATGGGGCACACAGGACTTTCACTGTCGTAATCTTCTTCTGCAAGATAGTGAAAATTTTCAAGGTTAGCCAACGCCAGTTCCCTAGTAGAACGGGGCCTGACGGGCTTTCCATCGAAATATCTTACATGCATGCCCAGCACAAAACGGTGTCTTCTCCAAAGCTTGTCAAAGCGATTGGGGTTGATTCCGTATGCAGGCAGATTACTCAAAATTTCAAAAACGGTTGGGTACTCCCGAGAACCGGGAGTTAAATTATATGTAGTGGAAGTAAGCGATATTTACAATCCCTAGACTTTGCTCAGAGTCGAGGGTGGGAATATTTACAGTGAGTGACGAGCTCTCCCCTAAATAAGGGTATTCCACGGGGGGAATGTCTATATACACAAAGCCAAATCTATGAATACAAAATATATACAAAAATATTTACAGATTGGTAACCATATATGTACAGGTAGGTTTGCTATCCCGTAGGGCGCAGACTACCATCTGCGCAAAATCTCTTCAGTAACGTACATGACAATGTCCATGTAGATACGGAAGAGGTAGGTAAAAACTCGAGTTGCATTGGGAATGAAAACCAAATTAAACAAGAACTTGAGGATCGCCCTCTTGTTTTGAAAACAATTGGTTGTCAAGAGCAGGAAATACATCCATTTCTTGTCGGGCCAACCCACATGCATTTGAACTTTACCTGTGTGTACAACATACCAAAACCAAGGTACGAACACAAATCCTGAAAACATCAGGACGTATTCCCACCAAAAAAGGTATGCGTACGCAGAGCCAATACAATGGTCATTGTAGTCTACAGTTGAGACATACATATCACCACACTGAACATCGAGAATCCTCGTTTCGTCCTCGACTATCAGTTCTTCGCCCTTATACTTGTGGCGCCACACGTCGACCTTCCGGTCGTATGACACGCCAAGTTCAGGGCACAAGTGTTCGATTCCGCTAAGGCGTGCAACTTCACGGAGTTTTGCGCGATTAGTCTCATAAGGCTCACGCCCATAATAAAACCAGTCATGCAAAGAGCTCGCAATGTTAGTTGCACTGTGCTCCTCTAGAGACAATTCCTTGGACAGCAAGTGGGAATGCAGTCGTTTGTGAATTGACTCTTCGGCTAAAAGTCCGACGCAAGCATCTAAGTCAGGATTGTAGAAGTTCTTTCTCTTCAGAAAATCTACTTCGTCCTCCGTCATATAGTGCTTCGGTTCTGACTCTTTGTCGGGCATAGTGAATTTCATATCATGTTCTTTCAACCACTTTGCGTAGGTGATATGCGTGAAATTGGAAAACTGTTTTGCAACAGTTCCCATCACGTCATCTCCGTACGTCATCACCGCACAAGCGGTTTTGAAGTCGACGCCAGGATAAATTGTAAAGAAA